GAGCCAGACGTATCAATACCCGTACCACCTGTGAAGGTCATGGTTTCGCTGTCTAAGTCAATGCTTAATGCACCACCAGAGTCAGCTTGGAAGTCTAGGTCTTGTGCAGTGAGTTGCGAGTCAACGTAAGCTTTTACGGACTGCTGTGTAGGAATTAAGGTTGCACTGTTAGACGACATATCGTCTTCATCAACGAATGCAGTAACAGTTATTGCGCCATCGGAAATAGAGCCAAAGGTGAGCGTGCCTGTAAAGGTAGGACTAGCTGCGGGGGCTGCAAGAGCGAGCGCTGTCTTGATGGCGGTGAACTCTGTCGTGAATTCAGAGCCACGCACAACCTTGTTAGAGTCACCTGTGTTTAGTGAGTCTTTGGCACCAAAATTAGTGGTGATATTGTAAGTAATCGACATTACTCGCCCTCAAGAAGAAAAGGGGGCCGAAGCCCCCGAGTTTTTATGCGCCAGGAACGGCGAGTACGAAGCCAGCTTCAGGTCGGTAGACCTCAACACCGTAGAGGGTGTCGGCTGTGTAGAGTGTTGATAGGTACTCTTGCTTGTACTGAGTTTGTGATCGAACTGCGAGTTGCTCAGCCATGACGATAGCGTCATTGTGGAAAAGCAGTGCAGCGCGAGTGTCAACAGAGGCAGCTGTGTTTTGAGCCGCTGTTTCGATAGTTGCACAGTTGTTTGAGACGTAAACGTCTACACCGTACAAGTTGCCGATCAGACCTGTGTTAACAGTGCCGCCGTTAACGAAGTCTGAAGACACATAACGATCAATACCCATGATTGCGTTGCGAGTCGCAGGTGGGATGACCAAGTTACGGCCTTCCATGGGTACGTTGTTATCATCGAGCTTTTGGATCATGTCGCGGAAGAAAGCGTCAGTAAACGCATCTCCAGCTACCAGTGTGTCATCCGTGTACTGTGTGGTTGTGCCGTTGTCATTGAAGAAACAGCCAGTGTGCTGGTAGTCAGTAGGTGCTACTGAGCCAGAAAACACAACAGAACCACCATCACCGAAGGCTGTGCCACAAGAGTGCAAGTCAGTGTCAACCTGGATTGCNAGCGCGTAACCTGCATCTTCAGTGTAAAACTGTCGAAGCGAAGTTAGTGCCTGTGTCTCAACGATATCCTCGATCAGACGAGAGTATTCGAAGTGACGGTTGACGGGGATTTGCAACTCACTTTCAAGACTTGCTTGAATAGTGACTGCGGTTGCTTCTGCTTTCGCGTTAGCTGTGCCGCGTGTTGGCTTNGGGATGTGAATAACGTCACCCTTCTTGCCNGTCATAGCNATGCGCTTGACCAGAGGTGCCATTTTCAGGTTTTTCTGGTAGGACGCGATTACTTCGTCGCTCCAGATTTCAGGGATGAACTTATCGACAGCGGTCTTATCGACTGTCGCGTTGGCGGTAAAATACGCGCCTGAAGTTTCGTTAGCCATGGGGTTCTCCTAAAGGATTAGCGAACCCGTCCCTCGTCGTAAGCCTTGAGAATTTCATCTGCCAAGTCACGATATCGGTCAGGGTCAGATTTCATAAGTTTGCGAATGTCGGCTCGACGATAGATTTTCTTTGACCGTTGGCCTTCAGGATTGGATCGCGTTGATCCAGTGGCTGCCTTTTTGATTTGTTGCCGATTAGCTGTGGACTCTGCGTTTTTGGTTTTGCGAACAACATCAGCCCGCTCTTTCCATAAACTAAACAGCTCATCTGCTGCTTCGTAGTCGTACTGCTTATCAGCTTGCTCAAAAAGCCTTTGCCGAAACTGGGATCTGGAAATCCAATCTTGAAATGCTTGGTTCGCAACGATTTCTTTCACATCTGGGTGCTTCTGTTGAAGCAGTTGTAGCGAGTTGGTCTGCTTGTATTCCTGAGCAACACGCCGTGCTTCTTGCACTTCAGGGTGTGATTCGATCTCTCTGCGAACGGCGGACTTCGGGTCAACGAAAAAATCTACCTCGTCCTCCTCTTGCGAGGTTTCTTGCGGTACGTTTTTCGCCTGAGTGACAACAAAGTCGTCGAATGCTTTTCGTAACTCTCCAACCTCTTGGGACTGACGCCCCATCAGTTTTTCAAGCTCTTGGTGCATTTGAGCGAGTTCTGCTGCGGATTTACCCCGATACTTTTCAGGGATCTCTGGCTCTTCGGGCTGAGGCTCTTCAATGGGTTCTTGATGAGTTTCCTCAGGCTCTGTCACAGCCTCTACTTCAGGTTCAATTATCTTGCCTGCCATTACAAACTCCGTCCTTTAGTTGAATAAGCCTTGAAACAAGTCGTAAAATACTAATGACAGACGCAGTTGTGCCGTCTGATTAGCAAACGTGTTTTTCGGCTAAGGATTGTGGAAATAAAAGAAGGGCGATCTAGGCGCGATCGTTACCCTTTCTACCTGCCTGCTCATGCTCTCTGACCCACTTAAAGTGGCGTCCTGGAAAGGCACCAGAGTGTCCTTCCAGTTGACATTTCACAGGGCTAATTAAGCGTCTTGCGTTGGACCCACAGTTGCACCGCAAGGTTGGTGTGTCTTCAACAAAACGCTCAAAAACGTGCTGTGTTCGTTCACAGCGATAATCAAGAATCTTCCTCATCACCTTCCTCTGCTTGTTCCATGGAGGTGCGTAGTGCGCTTTCGTATGACGAAATTTGTCTGAGGATGTCTACACGGCCTTTGGCTTGATGCAATTCTGTCGCGTTGTTCAAGCCGTCGATTGAGACGTTACTAAGTGCAGCGACGATTTCTTTCTGAAATGCCTTCCAACCATCGGCGGCAAACATTTCAAGTGCATCATCAAAGTACTTAGCTTGATTGGGATCGGTCATTCTTACTGCTCCGTTTAGTAGTTGACTTTTTCTCCAGTGCATCGAGCCGAGTGCTGATGTTGGAAAGAACTTGGTTGATCTGAGCTAAAACGACCTCTAGCTTTTCTTCAGTGACGGGACGCATGCGTTTCTCCGCTATTTAGTTTTTCGACGCCTTCCAGAGGCAGTGACCGAGTGCTTGATTGCTTTTGGTCCGGTTTTTCGACGTGACGAACTGCGCTTGTCGGCAGCGGTCATTTTGTCGAGTACTTTTTTTGGTCGGCAGGACGGGTAGGGGCGCTTTGACTTTTCCTTCCCGCTTCGACCACATTTCTTACCTGTTTTGACGTCTCGCCAATCTTCTTTGAACCACTTGGTGAGGCCGCCCTTGGGCTTAGCCATAAGTACCACCGCGCTTTTTGTACTCTCTNACTAACCACGCATTTGCATAGGCGCTGGGGTAAACATCAAATTTGCGTTTTGCAGCGGCTTTTACTCTTGAGTAAAGCGCTTTGTTTTTGACGTTTTTTGGGATTGTGCTTTTACTTTTTGCTTTTGCCACGACGCAACCCCTTGAAGTCTGCACCTGTAATTTTGTTTCTTGGTCGAGCTACCCGAGCAATTTTCTTTTGCTTGGGGCTTAGTTTCTTACCTGGCATTACCGTCGCTTCCCTTTGCCTTTCATCACGGGCTTTTTCTTTTTCTTTTTAGGCGCAGACTTGGGCTTCATTGATCCGTGATACATAAGGCTCTCCTTACTTTTTGTGGGCTTTTTGAACGGCAAAATCAGCTGATTTAGATGCTCCTTTGTGTGGCTTGTAGCCGCCGCTAGGGTCTTTCATGAGCTTGTAGCCGCTACCGCTTTTCATCCAGTGATAGCCATCTGGCGCTTTGACCTTCATTACTTTCTCCTCGACTTTGACCCAGAGCATTTCCAGCGCTTGCGAGAGAGTCGTAAGGGGCTGTTTGGATCTTTTGCGGCCTTTGGAAATCGCTTCATCTGTGCATTGGATCGGGCGCAGTAACTGTCGCCTTTTGAGGTGCCTGGCTTTACTTTGGCCCCTTTTTGTCCGTAGCTGACCTTTCGGCCACTAGACGTTACCTTGACTCTCGCTTTTCCTTTTCGTGGTGTCGCCATTGTCTTCCCATCGGACGCAGTAGGTGTGAACGCGCATTTCCGTAACGCAAATGAATGTGCCGTGCATCGGTAGGCATTTTTCGAAGGGATAGGTGTATTGGTTGTAGTCCACGCAATTCCGATCGTCTTGCGTTGCACACCCCGCCATCAGAAAAAATACGGCAACTAAAAATCGTGTGGTGTTCATATCAATTTGGTCTGTTGAGCTGGCGTCGTAGTTCTTGTTCAGCGGCTTGATTGTTTTGCTCTCTAGCGCGCTGTTCTTGCATGTTCATGTTCTTTTCGCGGAGCATCAGGTCGGCGATACGAACTCGCTTCTCGAAGTCGTCGTCTACCTTGCCGTCGTTGTTGTTGTCGCTGTATTTCAGTGCAAGCTCTTGTGGGTACAAACGTGTCTCTTCTGCGTACTTCTGAGCGCGAGAACTTGATTCTGCGGCCTGTGCATTGAGTAGCTGTGCTTGACCCTGTGCGACGGCTAATTGCAGTTGTGCTGCTGTTCAGCGGCCTGCTGCGCTTGGGGGTTTGGCTGTGATCCCTGCTGTACGGCGGCGATAATCTCTTCGCGGTTTGAAACGCTCAAATGCTCAACAATAGCCTTGGTGATTGCAGCGAAAGCAGGTGAGTCCTTAGGGATGACCTGCATCAACTGACTTAACTGACCAACCTCATACTCCCTAGCCACAATGCCAAGTGAAGACAGGACAGTGAACTTGAAGTCACCAATAGGGTAGTTGTCAGGATCAAACTGCATGTAACGGTGCGCAGCTTTACTGATAAACGGCTTCAAGAAGGTGTCTTGGAAGTTGACCAGTGTGCGCTTCTGTCGCTTCATGACAGCGCCCAGTGACATAGAGACACCTGCGGCGGTGCTTTCTGATTGCGAGCGAGAGGCGAGGGCGGCACCGTCTACAGCGCCTGTAGCCTGCTGCACCATGTTCTGTAGTGCGCTGGCCTGTGCAAATGTGATTTGACCAATCTGACCGAAGTTGAACGGCAGGAGCGAGTCTTTTGGATTGCCGTTGGTCAACAGCATGCGACCGGGGCGGACATCTAGCTTACTGCCGCGTGGTACTCGCGTTGCGTCCACAGCCATCATAGGGTGCGTTGTAAGGGCCAGAGCATCGATACGAGCGCGCATCTCAGCATCCAGTGCCTTTTGGCTCATGTAGCCTTTTTCGCACACACCGCGACCGTAGAAGCGAGAGGGGACGATATCCCAAGGGAACGCCACGATTGGGCGGTCTTGCATCATGTACGGGTTGGCAATGGCCTTGAGTATCTGGCCTTGATTAGCAATGACCACACACGCTTCGACGTACATAGAGTCATCAGGCATCTCATCCTCATCAACACCTTCATCGATGAGCATCTGTCGAGGTACGAGTCCGTAATACTTTAGTAAGCGGACGCGCTCCATGTTGACGTTGTAGAGATTAGGGTCAGCCTCAAGGTCGTCATCAGGGGCCGATGTTTCGAGCATGACATCCCGATACACTTCTTGCTCTTGTAACAACTCAACCGTATGCGTGGAGACAAACTCTTCAATCGCACAGCCCATGGCGTC